CACAACTGGAGGCACAGTACAAAGAGGCTGTGGAGAAAGGTGATGGCCGGGCAGCAGTGGGCCTGAAAAATCGTATCTTTTCAATCAAGCAGGGCCTGGCGAAGCAAACAGGCACCTGAACCCTGCGGGCACTCCTCCTGAGAGGGCCTGCAATTCTCATGGGAGGTAAATAAATTATGGCAAATACGAATGTAGCGGCAACAGTCTGGAACTGCCCGAACTACACGGGGGAGCTATACCTTATCGGTGCAAATCAGACGCCATTTTTGAACATGGTCGGCGGGCTGCAAGGCGATCAGATACGCACCGTGTCTGACTTCCAGTATCCTCTTGCCCAGCCCTGGGCCCTGGAAGGTGCCAGTCAACCCGCTATCACGGAAACCGCCAGTTTATCGGCGCCCAGTCCTTGGACCTATGTGCGCAGCCAGGACGTGAACACCTGCCAGATTTGGCAACGGCAAGTGTCTGTGAGCTATGCAAAGCAGTCTGTCACAGGCCAGATCACAGCTGATGCCAACACGGGCCTGGCAATGATTGACCAGCAGCCGGTGCAAAACGAGCTGGACTTTCAGATTACCGCGCACATGCGTCAGATTGCCCTGGATGTGGATTACACATTTTTGAATGGGGCCTATCAGCAGGTTACGGCTGCCAATGTGGCTGCCAAGACCAGGGGCCTACTCGTGGCCTGCGCCACCAATACCGTGGCAGCTGCGACTGCGGCGCTCAGCAAGGCGCTGATTGATCAGCTATTGAGGACCATGGCTGCCAATGGCGCTGAGTTTATCAACCCGGTGATTCTCTGCAATGCATTCCAAAAGCAGCAAATCTCCGACATTTACGGGTATGCGCCGGAGGACCGGAATGTGGGCGGGTATAACATTAAGCAGATTGAAACAGACTTTGCCATATTGGGCATTGTGTGGGCGCCGAACATGCCCACAGATGATCTGCTGGTGGCTGACCTGGCTTTTTGTGCTCCTGTGTTTCTGCCTGTGCCTGAAAAGGGCGTGCTTTTCTATGAGGAGCTGAGCAAGACCGGCGCCTCAGAAAAAGGCCAGATTTATGGGCAGATTGGCCTGGACTATGGACCGGAGGAGTATCACGGCTCCATTACCGATTTGGCCACTTCCTAAGCACCGGCCGCAAGGACACCATTTGATCTGGTGAAAGGGAGGTAACAATTATGGCGAGCAGAAGAAATGCAGTAAAGCGGAGAGAGTTTGTTAAAAGCCCAGGGCTGAACCCTAAACTCCGGGAGTTTGTGCAGGACGTTCATGCCCACATAGACTGGGGGACTACCTCCAGCACCACGTCCACAACTACCACAACGACTACCACCACGACTACCACCACGAGCACCACGAGCACCACAACTACCACGGCGTGATAGTGGGCACAGGTGAGGGGTTTGGTGAGTAACGCTACCACGATCACCACCACGTTATAAGAGGACGGAGGTGAGGATGTGGTGAGCACAGGGGGAAAGTGACATGAGTGAAAATGAGGTTACAACCGTTCTATTCACACGGGTGCAGGGCCTGGCCACTGTTGTGTGGAACCCACGCACGGACAGGGCTCTGTGTCATTTCAGCAAGCAAGGACTGCTGGCCACGCGGAATAAGCAGGTGATTGAGACACTGCGTGAGATGGGGTACCGTGAGGTGACCGCTGATCAGATTATACAGGCGGGCCTCACCGTGCCCGGAGTCAAGGATGTGCATGACGCTGGCACACCTGGCCTGGGGTACCGTGAGGCAGGCAATGCACCAGCAGGGACAGGGACAGCCATGGCCGGAGCAGGGCCTGATGCGCAGACCGCAGAGCAGAGGAAAGGTCTGTTTGCTCCTGATGAGAATGGACTGCCTGAGCCTCCGCCTGGCGGCAGCCGCAAGCTGGTGGACTGAGGAGGGCCGGAAATATGGCGTACTGTGCTGAGGCTGACCTGGTGAAAGTCAGGCCAAATATCATGCTGCTGGGTGTCGCAGCCTGGACTGATCAGATTGCAGAGTCAGACGCCATTATTGACCGGACCATTGAAGCCCGCTGGTACCGGGCAGCCAGTAAGGCATATAGTCTGGATTACCGTAAGACACCTTTTGACAGCACTCTGCTGTTGTCCTCAGCCACGGAACTGACACGGCTGGGCACATACAAGACGCTGGAGCTGGCATACATCTTTCTGCAAAAAGAGGCTGAGGACGCTGACCCATTTGAGCGCCAGGCTGGCAATTTCCGCAAGATGTATACCAATGAGCTGAGTGAGGTGCTGGCGGCTGGTCTGAGCTATGACTGGGACCAGGGCGGTGATCTGGATTACACAGAGAAAAAGCTGCCTGTGACCCGGAGGTTGGCACGTGTCTGATGATTTTAGTGTTGAAGTTAAAGGCGCAACAGAACTGCACCTGAAATTGGGGGACATCGGGGATGCTCTGAAAAATACTGTTGTGCTTATGGGCCAGATCGGCGCCAGGCTTAACACCATGATCAAGGCACGCACACTGGAGGGCATAGATGCTGAGGGTGAAACCTTTGACCCATACAGTGAGCAGTATGAAATGTGGCGGGAGAAAGCAGGGTACCCCACCACTGATGTGGATCTGACCCTGACTGGCGGTATGATGGCAGCCATGACCTATGAGGCTGTCAATGGCAAAGTAACCTCGTTTTTTATGGACACAGTGGACAAGCGCAATCCAGATGTGCGCAATCCTGAAAAGGCCTTTTTCAATCAAGAGATGCGCAATTTTTTTTCCATAGGCGTAGATGAGATTGACGAAATTGAGGGCCTGGTGGCCGATTACATTAACGCTGAGCTGAGGAGTGATGCCCGTGGCACTAAATAGCAAACGGGAGCGGATACTGGTGGCCCTGGTAGCGGAGTTGGTAGATTTACCCTCTATCAAGACCGTGGACAGGATGCAGCCTGCTGGGCTGAGCAGCCTAAAAGGCTATGCGGAAACCCAGCTGCCACTGGTGTGTGTTTGCGGACAGCTCCCCAGGCCGACTCAGAAAAGATCAACACACACTGGGCACACTATAGATAAAGTGACCAGTGTGCTGGGCATTAATCTGTTTGTGTATGCACTGGATAATGTGAACCCAGATAGTACTATCAGTAACCTGACTGATGACATATGGGCTAAGCTGCTGGCAGATGAAACCCATGGTTTCAAGTGGGTACTGGGCACAGATATTGCGCCCAATATCAACACTGCTGTGTGGAACCCATACTGTGCAGTAAACATGCAAGTTAATGTTGAATATCTACACGATAAAGGGGGTATATAGTCATGCCAAAACCACACAGCACAGAAAACTATACAGTGCTCAAAGGTATCTTCAGCATAGCAGCATTCTCTGGCGGAGTACCTGGCAATTATTCAGATATGGGAAACGTGGTCACCGCTGAGATTGAGCCCACAGTGGAGCGTCTGCCTCACTACAGCAACCGGAGCGGTTACCGGGTGAAAGATGCAAACCCGATAATCAGCACGGAATACATGCTGAGAATGTCCCTGGATGAGCTGGCGGCAATCAATCTGAGCCGTTTTCTCATGGGCACACTGACAGGCGGCGGTGACACCATTTACGCATTGCAGGCCATTGACATTGAGTATGCGGTGCGTTTCACTGAGGACAACCCCACGGGTCCAAACAAGATATGGGATCTGTGGAAACTGACACTGAGCCCTGCGGGGCCGCTCCAGCTGGTAGGTGACGGCACGGAGTGGGCTGTGATGGATTTGCAGGGTGAGGGACTGGCCGATACGCAAAATCACCCGGAAAGCCCATATGTGACCGTGGACTATAAGGCGGGTGAAACCAGCACCACTACTACCAGCACCACTACCACAACCACGACAACCACGAGCACCACGAGCACCACCACCACCAGCGCTTAATGGTGGGCACAGCGTGATGGGAAAAGGGACGTGTCTGGTTTGGCAGGTGGCATGGCAGGAGGCATCTGGCTATGCGCAAGCAAGGGACTGTGACCATTGATGATCGAAAACTGATTGTTAAAGAACTAACAGCACGGCACATCATTGACCTCACAACAGAGGGCGGACTGCTGGGCAGCCAGGAGGATGAGGGTGAGAATAACAACACCCTGAGCCTGGCTGCCATAGCAG